AACTCTCCTGCCCAAGGATAATGGTCAGGCTTCCGCGATATTTGTTCTTCGAAAATCATGTTAGCGTTAGTTACACTATTAACTGATATTCGTCTCTTGTCGAGTTAAAATTTTTTGATTTTTTTTTGTTGACACTATTTTCGATACCTGTATAATATCGTTATACGATCTGTTTCCGCGAGGATTCGTAACCTTTAAAGAAAGGCTTCTGACTTAGACGACGAATAAGTAAAGTAAAACGTATATTATTATATATTATATTATATTATTATATATTATATAAGGCATTTTTTAAAAGATGGAAACGGATCAAGAATTAATAGATAGGATTAAAGAGGATCAAGACAGCAGCAGTCTGGTCGAAATAATCGAAAGGCATTCAGGAATTTACCACGACATGGTAGATAGATTTTTGTCGGGGAGTAGGAATACCGCCGAAAGAGACTCTCTTCTTGAGGATAAAGAGTTCACAATATACAACTCGGTAATGAAGTACGACTCATCAAGGGGTGCTAAATTTGCAACATATCTAGCTAATGAGGCGAAATGGAAGTGTTTGAACACATTGACTAGAAATAAGAAGTTTCAAAAATGTTCTCTAGAAGATATTTTGAAACAGCCTCAGTCGGAAGGTGACCTACAAGTTCATGAAAATTATGAGGTCTTTTCTTTGTTTAAATCGTTTCTGCAAAAAGAAAAAGACAAAAGAATGGAAAAAATCATTGACATGCGCTATAATGGCGTGTCTAATAAGCTTACACCTTGGAGGAAGATAGCGAAATCACTCGATATGAGCATTCAAGGCGTAATCAACATTCACAATCGGTGTTTGTTGAAATTCAAAAAGCAATCAGAAAATTATGTATAATAGCATTACATCAGTAGGGTATCTTGTAAAAGATCCAGAGACTCGTCAACTTAATGGCGGGAAGTCGGTAACACGCCTCCGTGTTGGAATCTCTCCAAGCAACGCCAAAACCAAATGCTTCATTGATCTTGAGGTTTGGGATAAGCTCTCTGAAATCGCATCTAAATACCTTACAAAAGGTCGTGAGTTTGTGTTCTCTGGTGAGCTTGCTATGGACACTTGGGAAAACAAGGATACTGGCAAACCTCAATCAAAATATTTTATCAGAGGGAATAATATTCAATTCTTAAATTCTGGCAAGAAGGAAGATGGTCAATCTTCTAAATCTGGGTCTGATACTGCCACTCCTACCGCTAACGCTGGGTTTGGATCTGACGATGAGCCTCCCTTTTAATGAAGATCTTAGTTGAAGCCCCTATCAACTCGTTAAGTCTCGGTAATGTTTCTTTTAACATTATCCGAGAGCTTTTCGATAGGGATCATGACGTTGGTATTTGGCCAACAGGTCAAGTAGATATTAAGGCTTACGACATTGAGGAAGACTTAAAGAAGAAAATAGAAAACAGCATTAATAATAGGCATGACTATCTTAGTGAAGATGTACCAAGTTTAAAAATTTGGCATTTAAATGGGTCTGAGAACAGAAAAAACTGTAAACAATATTTGTTAAGCTTTTATGAATGCAACCAACCGACAGACATTGAAAAGAAACTTTCTGAATCTCAAAACGAGACGTTCTTTAGTTCTTCCTGTGCTTCTGACTTGTTTGGTGGCGTATTCTGCCCATTGGGTTTCGACAAAGACTTCAAAGAAACAAAAAAAGAATACCTGAGTGGTATCACCCATTTTGGTTTGATGGGTAAGTTTGAACACAGAAAGCATACTGCTAGAATTATTCAAGCTTGGTTAAAGAAGTATGGGAATGATCCAAAGTATCAACTATCTTGTTTGGTCACTAACCCCTTCTACAAAAAGGAGGACATGGATAAGACTATTAATTCTGTTTTAGGCGGAGAGAGATATTCTAATATCAACTTTTTGCCTCATTTAGAAAAAAATTCTGAAGTTAATGAGTTTTTAAATGCAATCGATATTGATCTTACAGGACTGTCTGGAGCAGAAGGCTGGAATCTCCCTTCTTTTAATGCAACTTGCCTCGGCAAATGGAGCATTGTTCTTAATGCCACATCTCATAAAGATTGGGCTACTGAAGATAATTGTATCTTGGTTGAGCCTTCGGGAGAAGTAGATTGTTACGATAACGTCTTCTTCAAGAAGGGGTCTCCATTTAATCAAGGGACTTTTTATAACTGGAAAGAGGATGATGTGATCAAGGCGATGGAACAAGCTGAGAAGAAAGTGGGACAAGTTAACACAGAGGGACAAAAGTTGGCAGACAAGTTGACTTACCAGAACACTGTTGATGTCATTTTGTCCCGTATTTACAAGGATTTCGATCTGGCATAGATCTTGTTAAAGGGTTTGTATGATTAATACATTATTATACGACTTATTTAATGACCACGGTTTTAAAAGCCAAAACTATGTTGAAGACAAAGGGGATTCTTTCGAGTTAAAAGTTGAGCTTGCTGGATATTCTAAAAAGGATATCGAGATCGAGGCTACTGATGAGAAGCTCACGATTAAGACGACACCTGAAGATCGAAAGAAGCATCTTTCTGTCCAGCTTTTTAAGAAGGTAGACACAGAAGCTATTACCTGTAAAATGGATCATGGTTTACTGACTGTAGACCTACCTAAAAAGGGAAGATCAAAACCCACTAAGATTAAAGTCAATTAAAAATAACGGGGGTGGAAACGCCCCCGTTTTTATTTATAATAAAATATGCCCTTATATACCTACAAGCATCCTGATACAAATGAGCATAAAGACGTTTTTCAATCTATGAATGAAGAGCATATTTATGTAGATAGTTTTGGGACTGAGTGGAAACGGGTCTATTTTGCCCCCAACGCCTCTATCGACTCCAACATTGATCCGTTTAGCCAAAGACAGTTTACGGACAGTACAGGAGGAAAGAAGGGTACTGTAGGTGACATGCTTGATTACTCAGCGGAGATGAGTCAAAGACGGGCAGAAAAATCTGGAGGGAAAGATCCAGTTAAACAAAAATACTTCGATGATTATGCCGCCAAGAGAAATGGCCAACGTCATACAGCGGAGAAGAAACAGACTTACGAAAGTAAGAATGTTAAGATTGAGTATGATTAATTAGTTATTTCGTGACTGAATGACAAGGAGTATGTCATTTGATCATTCACGTTCATCTGGTAAGCGGAGCTTTCAAGCTTTAAATCGGAAAACGAAAAGGTGTGAGTGAAATCTTCCCCAGTATCTACAACCTCTATATTGAAATCATAACCAGACTCAGCTGTAATTAGATTAGCTATCTCTCCAGTCGCTAAACCTGAAACTAAAAACTCAACACTTACAGAAGAGGTAAGTGGATACTGGACCTTTCTTCCGTAAGGGTAATCACTACCAAGACCAAATAGATCAACTCTATTGATTGGGATATTGAACGAGAACGACTGTAAATGAGCGTCTCCACTAATAGGCGCTCCACCTATCTGTAGATTTTGAAGAGTTGAATTCACTTCTGTAGGGGAGCAGAGAGGTGGATTAAATCTATTCACTCCTGTATAATCTCCAAACCCGCTTACCTTTGCATTCTCTAGTTGAACCAAACCAACACCTTGATTATTACCAGATTGTAGATTAATGGCTGGATTATCACACTCGTCAAAAGTACCCTTTTCCATCCTAATGTTAGAACATTTGTAAGAGGTGGATACGATGGGTAGAGACCCCACAGAAAAACCTAAAGAGTAATTTGTTAAAAAAGCATTACCAATAGAAACTACTTCCACATCAGTAGTTAAACCGCTAAGGTCTACAGAATCATTTACGATCATATCCGAACCTTGGTTTTGATGATTAACTATATAAAAATTCTGATCCTGATTGTCGTACGCACTAAAAAAATCAGACTTACTACTTCCCGTTTGATCGTTTATTAAACCCAACATGTTTTCGTTTAACATCGCTGGAGTGTAGTAATAGCTTATAGATAAATCAACATCTGGCATCCTAGTTATATCGTTAATAGCTAAACCCTTAGATCCAACCTGCTTAGACTTTTGCCTTTGCTGAGAAAAACCGACACCCACGCTTTGAACAGCGCTCATGTAAGCGCCACTCATATCGCTCCCAATTCTATCAGCAGTAGTAAATGCTGGTTTTTGACCAGCAATCACAATTGAATTATTACTCTTTAAAATATCTCTAGCCATATTAACTTCCTGTTGGGATTACACCTAAAACATCTTCTACTAACGTCACGGATAAATCGTGCGCGTTGAAATACTTCCATGTATGACTCCACTCTGGGCAATACATAGCTTTTGGTCTATTATATACCGATTCTATATCGTGTCTAAACCTTCTGTATCCAGCCTTATTCTCTAAGAAGTGCAACATACACTTAAGTTGTTTGTCGCTGATATCTGTAAAGTCATACTTAAGTTGGAATGAAGCATTATTATCTTTTGTTTTAACTCTCTGCTTAAAAGAGTTTTTAAACTGCAAGACTTCATTTTTTAATTGAACATCATTCTGCAAACCAATATCAGGCTTAAAGAAGAAGTTCTGAGACCATGCTGAGCTAGCCCCCGTTGGGGAATTCGCAGCAGTAGACGAGTGAGTTTCCGTACAGTAATAATAGTTGTTTAACTTATTAGAGCTTATGCCAGTATAAACAACATCAAATTTTTCATAAGAGGTTGAGTAAGCGTAATCTTGAAAATCTAAATTTACAAAATTCATCCCAGACCAATTAAATAAATTTGGAGCTTGATCTACAGAATAAGAAACAGCGACTTCATAATGCTGGTTGTTGACATGATTAATCGCATAGTTGTCAGACACTCCAGACATAGATTTATAAATGCCGCCACCGTCTATACTAAACTCAAATAATTGATTGCCATTTTTACTCTCGATAAATGCAGCTAGTTTTTGAGTGTTGGCTTCATTCAAGTCATACCGCACATCATACTGAACCTCTAGACTATTCATTGAGGAGGGTATAGAGTTGATTTGAAAATCATCAACCTCATACATAAAATTCTTAGACTTAAAAGAAGCTTTAGAACCGTAGACAGGAGTCAGGTTAAGATCTGAATAATCAGTCTCAATTGTAACCCCGGAAATATTTGAATCTCTGTTGTAAAATAAATCAGAAGCCATGACCAATATAATTTAAATTTAAAATAGCAGAACCATTATCAGAAGCTGATATAGATTCACTTACCAATGTGGCATTAGGAATCGTCAACTCTTGAAGATTCGAACCATCTTTCCTGTTAATATCAAAAACAACAGTTTTGTTTTCTCTATTTTCTAAAAAGCTAAAAGAGCTTTCTGGAAAAGCTTCATCAACTTCAATTTGAACCTGAGCTGTAAATTCCAAAGGAAGGATAAGCTCGACAGAAGCAGGAGTTTCACTGCCTATTGAGAAGTGAGGTTTTCTATTAGATTTAATAGAGTAATCAAAACCAATAACCCTGTTTGTGGTTGAATTATCGCAAGTTGCACTTATGGACCCTTGAGATGTTACAGAAATACTACTAGATGCTCCTATATCACTCGAAACTTCGCTGCCTGATACAAACTCACTAAAAACAGAGATAGAAGCATTAACTTTTGGCACTGTGCCTACAGCGCAATTGACAGAATAAGAATCTAAGTATCCTTCAGAAAATCTGTATGCAACGTCTCCATATCTAATATTGCCACTTATACTGTTAGATCCAGTAAAAGACAAGATTGGATCATTATATATCATATGAGAAGAAATAGAAACTTTTTGTTGTGTAGCCCCGCCAACAGTAGTTAATCCTTTCTTAGAGCCGAGAGGTTTAACAATATTTGCACTATTAGAATACGAAAAGTCTACAGAGCTGATACCAGAAAGCGCAGCTGGGCCTATTGTGACATTTACTTCGTCATTTAATCTTGATCCAAACATTACTTTCTAAGTTGTCCTCCTAATCTTTGTTCATCTGCGATCACCTGCTTAACGGCGACCTTAATTCTCTCAGATAATTTTCTTTCTCTTTCTGGAGCATCTTCGCCTCCTGTTTGACTTTCAGTGCCATTAGAGCCATTGATTGTTATGTTGATATCACCTGTAGATTGAGATGTCTCAGTTGCAGTAATTAACTCATCAAGTTTGGAGACGAGATCGGTGTTATCACCAGCTCCAACTCCAGAGTTCAACGCTTGTAAATTACCTGCTCCAATGTTCCTTGTGGCGGCAGCGTTCATGACGAACTCTCCACCTGAAAGCATTGCGGGAACCGTATCAACTCCTCCAGCAGCAGGGATTAATCCTCCTGTAGCTCTGTTTAGGACTCCCACGTTCAATTCTTTGTCGGTAAAACCTAGATTCATCAACCCATGTTGAGGCAGTACGCCTCGTTTAATGTAGCCTCCATTGTTGCCGACTCCATTGTTGCCACCTGCATTTCCAGAAGTTTTAGATTTTCCTCCTGAAAATATCTTCCTTAAGTCCCCACTTGCTGCCGCAGCTCCAAACGCCCCGCCAGAAGCAGGAGCGCCAGTAGTAAGAACCCCAGCTAAGTTACCTGCTCCAGAAGATAAAAGCCCTCTCATTCCTTTACCAATCAAAGGTTTATCGTCAGCACCTTTTAATTTCCCTAATGCTTTTGAAGCTCCAAAACTAACAATAGTACTAATAGCGGCTGACATTAACATATCACCCAAGCTAACTTGTTGCTCCTTAGCTTGTTTACGAGCATCCACTTCTTGCCCTGCTAAACCAAGAGCTTGTCTCTTGGCATCTTGCACCTTTTGGAATTGAGGATTATTCCTTCGGCCAAACATGGTAAATCTACCACTCTCAGCATCTAAAAAGGCTCCTTCAGATCTTAACTTATCTCTACCTAGAGCTGTTGGGGTTTGAGTGGCAAAAGACATAAGGTTTTGCATTCCAACAATAGCTCCAGCGCCATTCATACCCGGGGTTGTAAACATGCCCTCTTCATCTCTAACTTGTCCTCCGCGAGCAAAACCACGAATAGAGCCAGAGTTTATAGCTTCCATGAATCCTGATCCATAACGCTGAACAGCTTTTTTATTCATGACGAATTCCCCACCCATTAGCATGGCTGGAACGTCATCACGGCTACCAGAGCCACCACGAACTGGACCACCATTAGCAAAAATACCAATCCCAAGGCCAAAAAGACCCTTTCCACCACCTTCACTCGCAGTTTGATCCATGAACTTTTGAGTTAAGTTCTTAGTCATGCTTTGTAAAAACTGATTAGCTACATTTAGTAATGCGTCTTCAAGATCATCTACACTTTTAATACCTTCTGCAAAAGCAGCCGCAAAGTTATCTCTAAACTGGACGGAGGCATCAACCATGCTATCTAAGAAATCAGAATTAATAACTGCATCATCCTTAGTTCGCAGTTTCATTCTCCCCTGAAAGTCTCTTTCTAGTCTAGCTTTTTCAAGAGCGTTTGCTGGAGTTAAGTCTGGATTATTGTCAATAGCTGCCCTTTCAGCTAGTTTTCTATTTGCTCTTTTTGTTAGGCCCATAACTCCTAACTGAGCAGCATCAAAATTCGCTTGACCCATAGCGTTTTGTCTTTGCTGTTCTAAGCCATCAACAATATTTATAAAAACAGTAGCGGCATCAGTTATGGTTCCAACAGCATCAGCTGCGTCTTTATTGGCTTGGGCATTAGCCATAAGTTGTGCATTAGCTGTTTTTAATTGTTGAGGCATCAGCGCCATTTCATTGGCTAATATATCTCTAGCTTTTACAGCTTCAGGATCACCTGATTTAGCCGCTACAGAAAGCTTACCTAATTCCGCACTTTTTACCAAAAAATCTTGTTGAAATTTTTCAGTATTTGTGGCCGCTAGCGCTTTAGCTGCGTCTAAGTCGATTTGGGCTATTTGTCTACCTACACTTCTTTGGAAAGGATTGCTAGTCCCGGGTGTAGACCTTTGTAAAGCTCTTTTATCTTGATCGAAGGTAAATTGTTCTTGTGCGCCCTTAGTATCAATTCGCAGTTTTGATAATTCCGCTTCACTTTTTACTTTTCGTACAACTTCTAATATTCTAGCTATAGTTTTTTCAGATTCTAGATCGTTTTCTAAACCTTTTTTCTTTTTTTCGTTTAAAGCATCTTGTCCTTTCATCTGGGCTTCTAGCGCCTTAATAGCTTGATTAACTTGATCATCATTTGCGTCACCGATCTTAAGAATCTCTCGTAAGATCTTCCTATATCCTTCAGCGCCCTCTTCAGTAATATCTTTAGTTGATAACCCCTTTAGCGCTTCTTTAAAGTTATCTACGTCTTCGCGTTTTACACCCAAGTTGGTTAATTTTTCTCCCTCTTTTGCCAAAAAATCAACCCTTTCCTTGGCGAAATCGTTGCTCATTTTTTCCAGCTCAGCTTTGGCTTTTAAATCTTGTAAAGCTACTTTATCAACAATCCCTAACTGCTGAGCTTTCTCTAGCCTTTTTTGAGCTTGTTTATTCGAATCTATGTCTAGCTTCTTTAACTCTAAAGCTGTCGCAATCCTAGCTTTAGATGCAGTTAAAGTTAACTGATCAACAGCTTTTCCTTGATCTGCCGTTTTTTGATCTCTCCCCTTGGTTTCTTGTTCCAAAAGCTTTTGAACGGTAGATGGGTTTATTTTTGCTAAAAAGTTTTTTAACTCAGGGGTCTTGTCTTTTGATCCTCCAAGCGACTCACGAATAAAACTTTTTGAACCTACCATCTGATCAAATTCCTCATCGGAAAGCCCCGAAACAAACTTTGAAAATTCCTTCTGAACTACTCTTAACTCTTTATTTCTTTTTACTACAATATCAGCAAGTTGACCAAGCTCTTTACCGTCTAAGAAACTTTTAAAACCATCTAAAATATCATCTATTTCTTCAAGAGGCATTTCCGTAGCCCTCAATTGAGCAATGGTTGTTGCAAATCCTTTTTTAAGGTCGTCATTTTCAAATGTTCTTTCCTTTAAAAGCCTCACTTCTCCAGTTTCTTCATTTATATCAAAAGTTTTTCTCCCTATCAAAGCCATTGATTCCGTCGACTTGTTTATCGACTTAGCTTCTTCTACAGTCATCGGTCTTGAATTGAATATACCTCCAGTAGTTTTGATTTCTTCTGATGGCCCCCTTCTCGATAATACGTCTTCAGCGTCGCCCGTTGCTTTCGCCTTTTCTACTTCACTTAATTGACTAAAAGCGAAAGATAAATCATCCGCTCGGTCTTTGAGTGCAGTTAACGCATCAGAGGCGCGTTTATTTGCCCCACTATATTCATTATATAACTCTTTGCCCAAATCAAAGACTTCCATAGCTCCCCCTATCACAGATCCAGCTACTCCTAGTTTCCCAACCAATCCACCTATAGCTCCTTTAAGACCACCTGCGCCCGACATACTATCACCTAACTCTTGGGCTGCTTGACCAGCAAAAGCAAAACCAGAAACACCCGCTATACCATCGGAAACTATAGAAGTATATTTTCCTATAGCACCTGTAGATCCTTCAGTAGCTGCATTCAATGCTGTCATACCAGCTTGGAGACCAAACATAACACCAAGATAATTTTTATGAGACTTAGTTTTTTCTTCGTTTACGGCTAGTTCAGCTTTTGCAGCTGATTGAATTTTTTCTTGTGATTTTTTACTATTAGATACTTTTTTAGAAAAGTCGTCAATTTGTTTACCTGCGTCAGCATGACTCGTTTGGCCATTTCTAATTTCCACGTTTAAAGAGTTAATCAGCCTGTTTAAATTATCAAGCTCGGACTTAAGACCTTTTGCTGAAGATCCAACATCTTTAAGACTTAAGCTAACTTCGCCCGTCTCTCCCCCCGCAAAGTTAGGGATGGCTCCAGTAGGCTCATCGCGGGTGTTAGTCACCGCAAGGCCCATTGGGTTTTGAGCATTTCGAAGTTTGCCGCTTTGATTGATTCTAATTTGGCTAACAGGTAAACCAGCAGACCGCTCTCTACCGATAGCGTCTTGCAGAGGGTCTGCAAAGTTAGGTATGTAACCAGAAGCGCCCCTGACGAAACCTTGAAACATAGGGTTTTTCCCACCACTAAAACTAGCCTTCTGTCCGTTTGGTGTATTAGCATTTATTTTATCTAAATCACTTGCACTTATAGTATGAAAAGACTTGTTAGAAGGCGTTATGCCAAACTCCCTAGCTGTTGCCACAGGTAATCTTTTCCCTAAAAGCCTCCCTTGTTGAGCAGCCTGTTTTGGCTTACCACCTAGGCCGTTGACCCTACCTATCTTAGCTGCGGCAGATGCTACATTGTCAGAATTCATCCTACCCTTAACCTCACCAAATTTTGGTTTGGTAGAAATATTATATAAATCTAATAATCCAGTTTGACCCTGCAAGTTTAAATCGAAGTTGGAAGTCGCAGTCTGGTCTGCGTGTTTCGTAAATTCTTCATCTGTAAGTAGAGCCGCTAAAGCTAACTCATATATACTACCTGCAAATCCAGCTACAGCACCACTATTCACTTGTTTTTTAATTGCTGCTTCTCTAGGTGCTGGATTTGGCATTTGGCCTCCACCCAATTCAAAAGCGGATTTTATAGCTTCTTTAGCTGCATGGTCCTCTAAATTTTTTATATAATCATTGACGTTACTACCTTTATGGTTATCACTGAGGCCGTAAATTGGGACTTTTATGGGTATAGCTCCTTCAGCATCGGTTACATTATATTTGTTACTCTCTGGATGATAATACGCTATCTTTTGAGGATCTGTTTTCCCATGTTCGCCGTGTAGCATAACATAAGTACTTCTAGAATTTACCATTTTTGTTCCACCTTTTGAGGTAGCGAAGTTTGGTATATAACCCCCAGCAGCTCTCACCTTCCTAGCATTAGAAGGGAGACCCATTGAAGAAGCCATGTTCTGATTAAAGATAGCGTCTCCACCATTAGCATAATTAGGAACAATATATTCACTATCATTAGCAACCATTGTTCCTCGCTTACCACCACCAAATGCAAAGTTAGGAATAATAACGGGTTTCGCAGAAGCGGGTGCGCCACCTACACCTTTAGAGATGTCAGATCTTTCTGCGCCAATAGGTAAGAATCCTCCAGCAGCTCTTCCACCACGCTTTGAGGCCGTTCCCGCCATAACCCCGGGAGCGATAGTACTAGCGATGCCTTGCATTTTTTGCATGACCATCAACTGTTCATTTAAAGCCTTAGTGAAGAATTGGGTTTGAAGTTTTTTCTTCTCACCCGCAGATATATTTTGCTTTTCAATCGACAAGATGGCATCCCTGATACCTTTATCGTTCAGGAGTGATGCCGCTATCTGACCTTGTAAATTTTTCTGAGCTTCAGCAGCTCTATTCAAACCAAAGAAAGTTTTTAAAGCTCCAGCACCAAACTTAGCAAAATCCAAAAGTAATTTACCAATAGCGACCAAAGCTAAAGCTAACCCGGGTCCAGCAATCACAGCGCTAATCCCTTTTATCAACCCTTTGGCGAAATCGGACCCCATTCCATCGCCATCTAAAACGCCTGAAATCTTAGATACTACATCATTAAATACACCAATTATCTTTGATAAGTTTTCAGTTACGCCTATCTCTCCCAAAGCGTTAGCTAATTCCTTAAGATTAACAGTAGCTGTGTTTATAGCGGTAGCTAAAGTATTATTTAAAACTGTATTACGTTCATAAGCTTCATTAGTGGCGTTAAAAGAGGTTGTAGCCACTTCTCCACTCCTAGAAATTTTCTGGTTAAAGTCCTCAAGTAGAGCAAGAAAAGGTGCGATCTGAAATTTACCAACAAGGTTGTCAGCTAAGTTAACTTTCGACGCTTGACTCATCTTAGCAAATACTGGAGCTAAGTTCTCAATAACTTTACTAGAAGACAACACTTTACCTTCTAGATCTGTGACCTGCACACCTAGATCTTGCAGTGTCTGTAGTTTTTCAATATCTTGAATTCTAGTGAAAATTGTTTTAAGAGAGTTACCAATGACAGATCCACCACGCGCAGTTTTTTCTTGAAGCGCGGAAATAATACCAATCAATTCATCAAACTGTACACCAGAAGCGACTGCAACAGCTCCAGAACGTTTCAGACCTTCAATCAGATCTCTATCAGAAACTGCGGCACTTGCGGCAGCAGCAGAAATTTTATTAAGTACGTCAGTGGTTGTAAGACCAGCAGAGGAAAATGAGTTAACTGCTGCTGTCAAACCTGCCACAGCATCAGAAGCACTCAAACCAGAAAGACGAGAAAGAACAAGAGCATCATTAAGCCTTTTAGTAACTTCTTCAGCTTTAAGACCTTGACGAGACAGTTCTAAAGCCGCTTCAGCTACAACATCAAAAGTTTGACCTGTATTTCTAGCAATATCAAAAATTTGCTTTTTAAAACCGTCAAGCTGCGAATCTGACTGCTTTAGAATCGAGTTGATATTAGCTAAGCTCTTCTCAACCTGAATAGTCGTCGTAACCAACTCCTTTAAAGCATTTGAGACAGCAGCAATAACACCAACAGATGCGCCGAAGGCTAAAACACGGGCGTTAGCCGCCTCCATAGATTTTGTGAACTCATCAGCCTTACCAGTTAACCGCCCCAAAGGTCTTGTTAAACCCTCAATACTCTTGGCCCCCGGCCCCATATTGATTTTAAGATTCTTACCAGCTTTCTTAGCTGCTTTATCAATACTTTGTTCGAAACCCGTTTGTACGGTTGGTAATTTGATGGGCATAATCTTGTTCCTTTAGTGTGTATATACACTAATATTACACATCATGACCTGCTAATCTCATCATTTGTTTCATGTCTAACTTGCCGCCAGCTTCTTTCGCTGCTTCTGATAAAGAAACAGTCTTGGCATCTTTAGCTACAGTTTTCATGTCGTCATTAGTTGCCCCGAATACGGCTGAAGCATCCGCATCGTCTCTTACACCTCCTTTATTAGAGACTTTATTTCTCTGACTCTCTGAGTAAGCTAGTAATTTATCTGGGTCTTGCCTAATATTATCTGGAATATCTTCGGTGTATTGAAATATGCTATGAAATACCTTACCATACATAGCAGTCTTCATTTGATAAGCAGAAAGATCAACTATAGGCTTTCCATAAAAATCGCTAGGATTTTCACAGTTTGAAATGTACATGCTAAAGAATGGCCTCAAAACAGCATGTTTAATAT